ACCGTCATACTACGGAGCTTCGGTTTGATATAAAATACGCGGAATAAATGGGGACGTAGCTCAGCTGGGAGAGCGTCGCGTTCGCAATGCGAAGGTCGGGAGTTCGATCCTCCTCGTCTCCACCAATCACCCATTCCAAGAAGTCCTAAGAAGTCCTTTAAGCCCGCTAACCACGGGCTTTTTCATTGGTTCACGTCCTGTAACGTCCCGGTAAGTTCTGTTGCATCTACCCCCACAAGGGGGTATAAAATGGGGGTACATCGCCTTCTTACCCCACGTATACCCCCAAATGCCTCTCTCCGACACAGCTATCAGGAACGCAAAGCCAGTTGCGACACAGCGCAAACTGGCTGATGAAAAGGGATTGTTCTTGCTCGTCCATCCTAACGGCTCCAAATATTGGCGCTTTAAGTACCGTTTTGAAGGCAAAGAAAAGCTCCTGGCGCTGGGGGTATATCCCGACATTCCGTTAGCAAGCCGATTCACGAAAAATGAAAAAGGCGAATCGCTAAAAATAAAGGGGGCTCGCGAACTAAGGGATAATGCCCGCGAGCTTCTCGCGCAGGGAATAGACCCCGGAGCGAGTCGGAAGGCACACAGGGCTGCAAAGCAGGGTTCGGCAGCGAACAGCTTTGAAGTAGTAGCTCGAGAATGGTTTGGGAAGTTTTCCCATGAGTGGGCGGCAAGCCATTCGGACAAGATCATCAAGCGGCTTGAAAAAGATGTGTTCCCCTGGATGGGAAACAGGCCAATTTCAGAAATTAAGCCTCCTGAATTACTGGCAGTCATTCGGCGGACGGAGAGTAGGGGCGCATTGGATACAGCACACCGGGTCAAACAAAACTGCGGGCAGGTGTTTCGCTATGCCGTCGCTACAGGAAGAGCGGAGCGAGACCCCTCGCAGGATCTGAGGGATGCGATCCCTTCTACCAAGAAAAATCATTTTGCGTCGATTACCGACCCCGTTCAGGTTGGCGAGCTGCTGCGCGCGATAGAAGGCTTTAGAGGCACATTCGTGGTGCAGTGCGCTCTACGCCTCGCCCCGATGCTTTTCGTGCGTCCTGGGGAGCTGCGGCGCGCCGAATGGAAAGATTTTGATCTCGCAAAATCCGAATGGCGCTATTTCGTTACGAAGACAAAGACCGAGCACCTGGTTCCGCTCGCGACTCAGGCATTGTCAATTCTCGGTGAACTGGAAGCGCTGACCGGAGATAGACAGTATGTATTCACGGGGCGCGATCCGAAGAAGCCCATGAGTGACGCGGCCGTCAACGCAGCATTGCGACGTATGGGATATGACACTAAAACCGAGATAACTGGCCACGGCTTTCGGGCAATGGCGCGCACGATCCTTGCTGAAGAGTTGCACCAGAAGCCGGAAGTGATCGAGCACCAACTCGCTCACAAAGTACCTGACGCCTTGGGCGAGGCCTATAACAGGACAAGGTTTTTAAAGGAAAGACGGGCCATGATGCAGCTATGGGCTGATTACTTGGAACGCTTAAAGAATCCCCATTAGTCCGTCAGGATGCAAAAAGACTTGATTAGCCCCCCGTTTTAGGGTACTGTTATGCTACGGCTTGAGTATTCCGATGACAAAAGGCAAACCCGCAATAGCGGGTATTTTTTTGTCCTGAATAGTCCCTTTGTATCCTTGTAAATGCAAAAAGATTTGACTTTAGCCCGCACGTTTTAGTATCATTTCTGCTATGGTGTAATAAGTACGTGCAACAAAGCCAACCCGCCCCGAGCGGGTTTTTTTTCGCCTAGTAAATCCTGTAGTTCCCTAAACCAACCTAATGAATAAATAGGCATTTTTGCGCCCATACCTAACCCAAGGGGTTTCCAGCCCCTAACCCGTTGGGTTTTCTTTATCCCTCGAAAAGTTTCATGACGGCCTGATTCTCTTAAACGGAGACTCAGGCTTTTTTTATGCCCGCCCTGCGAAAGCTTGGTGGGCTTTTTTATGGAAAATTGGAAATGACAAAACATAAATTTATTGATCTTCCCCAAGTCCTTGACGTAACCAGCAGCTCGCGGAGCCATATTTACGCCCTCGTCGCAAAGAGGGAATTTCCGCAACCTATCAAGCTCGGATCCCGTTCCGCGAGATGGGTCGAAGCAGAGGTTCAGCAATGGATGGAAGAACGAATTACCAACAGCCGGGGAGCATAACTATGAGCTTACCAGCCAGCTACACGATCCCCCAATGGTGCGCCGCGTATCACATTAGCCGGGCACATTACTACGTGCTGAAGGAGCAGGGAAATGCCCCCACAGAGCTGCGGTTAGGACGTCGAGTCATTATTACCCGACGGGCCGCCGAGGAATGGGAGGATCGCATGATGCGTCAGCAGCCGTTGGAACGCGACTCCTTTGTCTCGCTATGAACAATTCCTTGACATCCGCATTAAGGCGGGATTATTCTTCCCTTACCGCTGAGAAACAGCGGCCGAGTTTTGCAGCTCGGGAGATAGGCGGACGAACGGCCGCCAAGCCGTTTTTTTTCGCCCGCAATATTGGCATGCCCTTTATGGGTGGCTCGTGTGGGGAGTCGAAAGACTCGCCGGTCCTATCCCGGTCTGCAAACCCGCACGTGTCCGCCCACCCGTTTTGCAGCGGGGAGGCGGAGAACTTAAACCGCTTTGATAGGAGCAACACCATGCCTAAATCCACCAAGAGCGCGTCCGCGCCGGCTTTCCTCGTTATCACCTCGTATCCCACTTGCACCGAATGCATCGGCACCAAGGAACAATTGCTTGCCGTATATCCGGATTTAAAAACTCGTTTTCTGGACGGAAGGCGCTACGTTAAATATGGAAGTGATTATTACATCGCTGGGAAAAAAGGTGGTTTATACAAAGTAAGAAAATTCCATGCTGAGCCAGCAAAAACTAAGGCAGATCATGTATATCTGGAAGTCCCTTTGAATGAAGTAAATGGACATGGAACGCCTCTATGGAGATGTCACGCTGACAAAGTATTAAAAGATAAAAAAGGTTTTAGTAGTGGTTACACCTACAGGGATCTCGCGGAGGCTTCACGTTTAATTGCGTCGGCACTCAATCGGGAGTTAGACCAATCGAGACGAGAACGCCTGACCCTCGTTCACCCTGGCCAAACGGCGGCCACAGAGAAGCCCGCTCCGATTCGCGGAAGGAGGGGCAGAGAATGAGCCAAAACCGTGAACCCCCGGCATACCTTGAATACGCTGCAGCAATGTTGGTGAAAATAGAATACCTAACCATGAGGCTACCGGAGCGTGGTCTATTCGATACGATGCGTCGCTGGTGCTGGGTCAACAAGGGACTTCCTGGGCGCCATGATCTGCTGGCCAAGGTTTTAGGAGTTACCGAGCAAGAAATCGATGATTATCTTCCTGCCGTGATGCCATTCTTTTCCGTGTCAGAAGGCCTTATTTTCTGCCCTGAATTAGAGGATTACAGAAAGCATCTGGAAGATCGAAAAGAGAAGCAAAGTAGAGGCGGAAAGACAGGATCAGCCCTTACAAACAAGAAGCGATACGGCGCTAAAGCCCGCACAGATACTGATGTTACGAGTACCTCGTCGAGTACCTTGAAAGCACCTCGTCAACTAACACGTCGAGGTCAGGTCGAGTCTTTAATACAACCCAATCCAATCCAAACCAATCAACCCCAGTCTTTAGAAAAAGAAGTTGTTAACGATACATGGTTAGATGGATACGACGCTGCAAGCAATGAGAGTAGCGCTACTCCCAAAGTGAAGGTGAGGGTATGAGCACATCAATACTTGAAAGACTCACTGAAGCCGGAATAGAACTCTCAGTCTCTGAAGATGGCCAGCTTGATATTGTTGGAGACCCAGACGTGGTCAACTCCTGGCTGCCTATCATTCGGGAAAATAAATCGACCCTCCTTGCGGAACTACGAGGCCCGCGAATCATGCAAATGCTCGCTGCTGAACCGGCCAAGAAATATGCCGTGCTCGTACAGGACGCCTCAAGCGATCCTGTACGAGTTACGGTAGGTATTAGAGCGCTTGCCACATTCGATTTAGAGATACCTCAGGCGCGCTACGACGGCATTGCGCTGCTTGAACTTATCGAGAAGCATGGCCAGGAAGCAGAGCCCCAAAGGGCGGCCGCTTAAGGTTAACCTTCTGCTCAACCTCCCTGTAACGTTACTGAAACGTTACGCGTAACACACCTGTTGAACATCCGTTCAACACCCGTTCACTCGCGCTGCTTCTGATTTCGTTCTGAAATCACACCTGAAATCATATCGCTGTCACTTGTCCGCGATCTACTGACAATCATTCATTTGTCCTTATTTGTACACTGAAATCCACTGGGGCCTTAAGTGGAACATACTGTTTCAATTAGACAAATACTATGATATAAAGATAGTGAGACATTCTTTATATGGAGTATTAAATGATTCATGAACTGAAAGAACAACGCGCCTTAGCTGTCACAGAAATGCGCGCAATAGTTGAGAAGGCCCAGGCCGAGAAGCGCAATCTGTCGCCAGACGAAGCGTCGAGGTTCGACGGTTTAAAAGCAACGATTACCAATCTTGAAGGACAAGAAGCCCGCGCATCGTTTCTGGAAAACGCAGAGCGCAACATGAGCGGCGCACCGGTCGACGGTGACAAGGCGTTCAACTCGCTGGAAAGCAATGTAAGCCTGATGAGCGTTATTCGCGCAGGAATGGAAGGCCGCTCATTGACCGGCGCAGAGGCCGAGTATTCCAAGGAAGTGGAGAGACGCACCGGCCGCAAAGCTGGCGGGGTATTCGTTCCCCTGTCGGCCCTGGAAAAGCGGGTAAACACGACAACGACCGGAACGCAGCTTGTCGGCACCGATCACCGTCCGGACCAGTTCATTGAGCCCCTGCGCAACAAGCTTTTAATGCGGCAATTGGGCGTACGGGTGCTGAGCGGTCTACAAGGCCCCCTTTCTATCCCTGCCTACACCTCTGGCGTTACATCTGGATGGGTAGCCGAAAATGGCGCGCTCACAGCCTCGGATATGGACTTTGACAGCAAGTCACTTTCCCCCAAGCACGTCGGGGCCCTGTCCGAAATGTCCCGGCAACTGATACAGCAAAGCAGCCCCGACATCGAGCAACTGCTTCGCGATGACATGTCATTCGCTCTGGCGGCCGCACTCGATAGCGCACTGATCAAGGGTGGCGGAACGAATGAGCCGACCGGGATTATTCCAACCTCGGGTATTGGAACTCAATCCCTTGCTACCCTCGATTGGGCTGGCATTGCTTCCATGATTGAAAAAATCGAGCTCGCGAACGCTACCGCAGGCGCATGGTTAACCTCTCCGGGTGTGACGAAGAAATTGCGCGTCACCCTTAAAGCGTCATCTGCCAATGCTCTCTACCTGTGCGAAAACAACCGCATGGCCGATCTACCAGTCCACACCACCAAGCAAGTACCGCTGGCAACTGCCAAGGGTCAGCTAATCCTGGGCGACTTCAGCCAGGTGCTGTTGGGAATATGGAGTGAGCTGGATATTCTGGTTAACCCGTTCGACTCTACCGCATACGCTCGCGGCGGGGTACTGGTGCGGGCAATGGCGACCTGTGACATAGCGATACGTCAGCCTACAGCCTTTGTCCTGGCCAACGACATAACCGTTTCTTAAGAAGAGGCGCGCAGATGATGACAAACGCCTTTGAAATACGATCAGGTGGTGATCTGCGCGCAGTCTCCCCCGGCAAACTCGCCGGGTATGCCGCAATCTATAACTCGCAGAGCCAGGATTTAGGCGGCTTTGTAGAGCGAATCATCCCGGGAGCGTTCAAGCGATCGCTCACCAAACCGGACAATATCCGCGCACTGCTGGAGCACGACCCCCAGCGTCTTCTGGGGCGCGTGAGTTCCCGCACGCTTTCCCTACAGGAAGATACCAAAGGACTTTACTTTGAGTTGTCTCTACCTGATACCAGCTATGGCCGTGATCTGGGCGTATTGGTTGAACGCGGCGACATATCCGGCTGCTCGTTCGGCTTTCGTGTTCCTGCTGGCGGCGATGTCTGGGACATGCGCGCGGGGCAACTAACGCGGGATCTGCTTACCGTCGACCTGCAGGAAATAACCATTACTTCCAACCCTGCCTACCTCGATACCACCGTAGCCAAACGCGCAATGGCCGACTGGAAAGACAGCAACCTGACCGCAAACATGCGATGGCTGGAGACGGTGGAAGATGACGACAACTACGATTTTATAGGCTCGCGATGCATCCGAATATACTAGACCGCGCATTGAATTTCATTGGCCTGGAGCGCAGGGCTTACAACGGCAACGACCCGTCATGGAGCCACCCCTTGCTCCAGGGTGGAAGCGTAACAACGGCCCGCGCTGAAAGCCTCTCAGCGGCTTATGCGTGTGTTGCCGCGATAAGCGAAACCATCGCATCGCTACCCTTGATCCTCTATAGACGCACTGATGACGAGGGCAGGGAAAGGGCTACCGAGCATCCGCTTTATCCCGTGTTGCACGACCAGGCAAACGAGTTGCAAACGGCCCTTGAGTTCCGCGAAATGATGCAAGCCATGACGCTGCTACGCGGCAACGCTCATGCCGAAATCATCCGCGGGAATGACGGCCAGGTTACCGCGCTAATGCCACTACTGCCCGGCACGGTAACTACCTTGCAGCTCGATAACGGCCGGCTGGCTTATGACGTTGCTGACACAAAAGGCAAAGTTCGGCGACTGCTACAGCACGAAGTATTCCATCTACGGCACCGTTCCAATAATGGCCTGGTAGGAGTATCTCCCCTAACGGCGAGCAGGGAGACGTTCGAGCTGGCGCTAGCGGAGCGAGAACATGGCAATACAACTTATAACAACGGTACAAAGCTATCAGGAATATTAAATTTCAAAAACGCGATAAAGCCCGACCAACTGGAAATGATCAGGGAAGCGTGGCACACGAAGTACGCGGGCCCCGCTAACTCTGGCAGGGTAGCCGTCCTCCAGGGGGAAGCTAATTACATGCCCCTTTCTATGAGCATGGAAGATGCGCAGTGGATCGAGTCGCGCCAGTTCTCTGTTGAAGAAATAGCCCGACTATTTCGCGTGCCCACAACGATCATTGGCGATCTGAGGCACGGCAACTACTCCAATAGTGTCGAGATGAACAGGGTGTTTGTGATCCACACATTGCGCCGCCACATGACCATGTGGGAGCAAGCGATCAGCTCGTCATTGCTTACCCCTGCCTCCAGACAAGCTTACTTTGCTGAGCACAGCGTCGAGGGATTGCTGAGGGGTGACAGCACCAACCGTGCGGACTTCTACAGCAAGGGGATAGCCGATGGATGGCTGACCATTGATGAAGTGCGCAAGTATGAGAACCTGCCCAAGCTGGCGCAACCTGAGCCGAGCAAGGAAGAGCCGGGTATATGAAAAGATCACCAGCTATCCAACCTCTAGACCGCGCTCCCATCGTCGCGTACACACCCGCGAAATTGATAGGGGTGGGGGTGAGTGAGCTGAAAGAAAATCACTGCAACCTCGAAGCCCCAGACCGCGCTCATCCACTAGCTCAGCTAAATCGTAACAAAAAAGATAAAATCTCGAAATTTTGGAGATGGAAAAAATGACAAATAGAGATGACGAGGAAATGAAATTCGCCTTTGACAACATGATCGCAGCCGGCTCGCGCATTGCGGACATCATGTTTCTAGCGATATATAAAAAGGATCCGAGACAAGCCGAAGAGATAGCCGTTGCCATTAATTCCAACCGGCCGCGCTTTGTTATTCAGGTACGGGGTACCGGGCTCGACCTTTGCGCCCTGGACGAACAGAACAAGATTATCGGCGACCCTCTGTTTACTTACGTAAAAGAAGAGGGCAAGCCGGCATGTATAAATTGATAGGGGTTGAATATGTCAGGTAGGGGCATCACGGTAGATTTTAATGCAAATGTCGCCAGGTTTACCTCTGGCATAGACAAGGCAACCAACGACCTTGCCAAGTTCCAGACGAACGCGGAGCGTATCGGCAAGAACATAAATAACGTGTTTTCTGGCCTTGGCGCCGGCTTATCGGCTGCCGGCTTCGTGGCTTTCGGTAAGTCTGTTATTGACGGACTGGACAAGCTCAATGATCTGAGCAAAACGACAGGCCTCGCGGTTAATACCCTGGCCGGCCTGGGCGTCGCTGCCAAGCAATCCGGATCGGATCTTGATGGGGTTGCCTCATCTATTTCAAAGCTATCCGTCAATATTGGGAAAGACGGCGAGAAGTTTAGAGCGTTAGGCATTACCGCAAAGGAACCGCTCGAAGCGTTCAAGCAGCTAGCGGATGTATTCGTCGCGATCAAAGATCCTCAGGAGCGTGCCGCGGTGGCTGCTGCTGCTCTGGGTAAATCCTGGCAGGACGCAGCCCCATTACTCGCTGAAGGTGGAGCCGCCATCGGCCGCATGGTCTCGGAAGGCGAAAAGGCATCCGGCGTAACCGCGAAGATGGCGGAAGAGGCAGACAAGTTCAATGATGAGCTGGAGAAGCTGAAAGCAAATATTGGTGGGGTGGCAATTGGCTTGACGGGCAATTTAGTGCCAGCACTGAACGACGCGATAAAGAATATGAAAAACCTCTTCGCTCCGGAAGAGGATATGAAGATAACGACGCGCCTGAATTACCTGCGCGACTCGATGGATTCGATTCTTACCCGGCGCAATCTCCTCAGCAAGGCCGGCATTGATTCATCCGGCTACTGGGAAGCCGATCTGCAAAAGCTCAATGCTGAAGCCTTGTTGCTTCAACAGACCGTTGCCAAGTTACAGAATACTGGGCCGGCCAAGATAGCCCTACCAAACACGCCCAGCAAGTCATCCATATCGGCGTTCCTAGGGAGCGACATATCAGGCAAGCGCACAAATGACGCCGCCAAGAAAGCGGCCGACGAGCGCGAGAAGATATTCCAGCACGAGATTGATACCGAACTGGCTGCCTTTAACACCTTCCATAAGGACCGGGAGAAGGCCGCGAAGGATTCGCAGCAAGCGCTTAACGATCTGATGAAATCGGGGCAGGATCTAAAACTATCCGTGGACCCGATGGCTCGCATGAACGCCGAGGTCTCAAAGTACAGCGAGCTGCTAAAGGCTGGGGCTATCGAGCAAAAGACGTTCGATCTTGCCGTGGCCAAAAGTGCGGCCGAGATGGAGCGCGCTACGAAAGCAAGTTTTGACAGTATGAAATCGAACGTGGACGCGTCGTCTGAAAGACTCAACGCGGTCCTGATCGGCTTCCAAACAAATGTTCAGCGAAACATGGGAGACACCCTATTCAGAACATTGAGCGGCGATTTTGACAGTATCGGCAATGCGTGGAAAACAATGCTGTTGAGAATGGCTTCTGATGCTCTCGCCGCAAATCTGGCAAATACGATTTTCGGTGGCGGAGGGAAGAAAGGCGGCGGTTTGTTGGGGGCTGGTCTAAGTATCCTGGGAGACGTGCTCGGATTATTCGGTGGGGGCGGTAAGGGGATTGGCGGCGCGCTTAAGATAACAAGCGGCGGTCTCTTCGGCCATGCCGCGAAGGGCGCTTACTTCGATAACAATGTTGCTAATTTCTCCAAGTTCGCGCTCGGCGGCATTGTAAACAGTCCTACTCCTTTCCAGTTCGCCTCTGGCGGCTCGTTCCATAACGGGTTAATGGGTGAGGCTGGGCCCGAGGCAATCATGCCGCTAAGTAGGGATTCGAAGGGCAGACTTGGAGTGTCAGGTGGCGGCAGTGGGCGCAGCGTTGTGATAACACAAAATATCAGCATCGACTCGCGCACGGATCGCAACGAAGTTCACGCTATCGTATCTCGTGCTGTGAAGCAGGGTAACGCCGATCTGGTTGACAAGCTATCACGGCAGGGCGCCATCTAATGACCCGGGCGCGGAACCGGAATGAAAATCACGGCAACCTCACATACCCAGACCGCGCTCTCTCCTTTCCTTTCATAAATCTATACAAAAAAAATCACTGAAGGGAAATGTACCCAGACCGCGCCTTGAGGCTTCCATTCATAAGAGTAATCAATTTTTCTCTTTTTGTTGTCCCGGCGTGCCATTTGGCAGCCCGATTAGTCATGAGTGCGTTAACCGTGACGGCCAGCGGCAAGGTTTCCTTCATTTCCCTGCGCGGCTGGCTCTATCACAAGCCCTGCAATCGATTTAAATAGAAGGGTCTCTACCTTCGTATTGCTGGGGTAGGAATAAACCAGCTTGAGGCGTCCAGAGGGGTAAAACCAAAGACTAGAGCGGTCCTTGATCTGAAGCTCTACAGTATATAATATGGCGGACCTTAGGGGAGCGCAGATAAGTGAACAAGATAGGGGGCGAAGAAAGTAGTACTTCGGTCCAATATGAAGTTAATTCCCGGTCTGTAAGACTTCGATAATTTAATAAGGTAACAATAATAATGAGCTTATATGACCATACCGAGATAAAGGATCGTGTTGGTAAGATATGGGAGGAAGTGTTTTTCTCGAGCAATAAAATTCTCAGCCAGTCAAAGAAATGCGCATTTGCTGTAATGAAAGTTATCCCAAACCCAAACATTCACGATATGTTAGTTAGCTTACAGATCTTTTCGTTTCAGATGGATAGAATTGTAGACAACATTGAGATATTGGGTATAGACTACGATGACGTGCGCCTTGTATTAAATGCAAGGGAGCAACTAAGAAAACTACAGCGGGTAGCTACCGCATTATTAGATGACAATGAGCATGACTATAACGTTGCCATAGAAGAACTCGATAAACAAGCTGTGTTCTAAATCAAACTGACGACAAAACTGAAACTGACTTAATTAGGGGAGAGAGGCATGGACGGGACAATTAACATCACCAAGGCAGCAAAAATGAGGGAGCTCATAGGGCAATTAGATCAAGCATTGGAAATGGCTAAAAATCTAAATGCCCAGATCGATCGCATTGATAGCATCTTGGAAGATTATCTGCCGTCGAGGCTCGCTGCGTAGCACACACCAGCATCCTGAAAGCCCACCTAAGACGTGGGCTTTTCTATTGGCCGTTCCACCTGAGTTTTCCTCGCTCCATCAATCGGGGGTACATTTGGGGGTATATATCAAGCGGCAATTACTAAATGCCTTGACTGTATTCGCTCTTCAGCTTCTGTTCGATCCTCCTCGTCCCACCAATTAAACGCTAAGCGCCGAAACTGCTTAGCGTTTTTTATTTGACTTAGCGGTAATTCCATCATCGTGTGCCACTTCTACGTGGCATTTTCCGCTCGGGGTGCTGGTATCGATTGCATACTCAAGATACGGAGCGAAACGCCCTTTTTCTCAAGCCACTCGATAATCTGCAACAAATGGGGTAATGATCGCGCTAACCGTCTATTTGTCAAAATCAACGTATCTCCTTCGCGGACAAATTCAAGGGCTGATTCAAGCTCTCCCCGTTTGCCGGCGCTAGCGGCGCTTACCTGTTCCTGAAAAACCTTCTCGCAGCCCACTTGCCAGAGTTCTGCTAATTGCGCCTCGAAGCCAGCAATGTAATGGAAGTTTTATTTCAGAGCCGAGCTGATGCTTTTGACAGTGATCCTTTTGCGAGACCAGAACTTGATGAGTATTTTGCTCTTCCAGATGAAGAAAGGATTGCGGAGCACCTTGCCGAATGCGAGGTTGAAGGCACCGCGGAGTTTGGTGGATGTAAGGTGCATGTCGGCTTCGATGAATTTGGGCGGCGATGGTAATGCTTCTGGGTCGATAACCAGTTGAAGGGTTTTCCTTCCTTAGTAATTTCCATTCCGACCAGTGAGACGGAGAAATAAGGATGATTGGCCGCAGACTGGAACTGGTGACATTGCTCTTATGGAGAAGGTTATGAAGTGGACTGTATCGATTCCTGTATTGACTCTGCTATTAGCAATGAACGTATCGGCAAGCGACCGGGAGAAAGCAACTTGTTTCGGTGGTGGCCGTTATGTGGGCGAAGGCGGATCAATTGGTGACGCTCAGTGGCGGCAACGAAGCGACGATTACTCGGACGCTAGCAAGACCGTCAACGCAACGAGGAACGCTATGAACGCGTCGAGCGTATAGAACGGAACTATGATTATCGTGATCGTTCCGAACATTATTAATCAATGAGGGGGCTTTTCAAAATGAAAAGAATTGCGCTTTTAGCAATAGCTTTATCCGTTTTAAGTGGCTGTGCTGCTAGGACTGGTCCTATTAGGGAGACTTTGGTGACATCGGAAAGTGGCGTTAAAACTTATCTTTTAACAAAGGAAGTTGCTTCGCTATTGGGAGAAGCACACACGGTGAAGGGATTGAATGAGCGGTCTAAGAAATTATGTCCTAATGGTTACACTGTAATGAATGAGGAAACCCACGACGAAAAAAATTGGGCAGGCAATCCTGTTGGCAGGGAAGAAGTTACGAGAAAAATCATGTGCCACAGTCTCGAATAGCACACTCCTGGGTTTAAGCTCAATCTGAGCAATTAATAGTAAAGCAATATAGTCGATCTGCAGCGCACTTCGTACCGCCGGAAAAATGTGCCGCGAACACGCTTAGTCGTCACGCGGTAATGTAGAGAAAACAATGCCCCCGGATGGTGTTATTGGTAGACACAAGAGACTTAAAATCCCTCAGCTACTCACGGCCCCGAAGATGCTTACCTTACGTGGCAACGCGCTCCGAGTAAGGTTTAAGAAATCCAAACCGCTTCGGCGGGTTTTTCTTTTTTCGGCTCAAAAACGGTGAAGTAAGGCAGAAGGTATTCACAATAAAATGACTTACTCTAATGTATTATTGCTGAGCGAGGGAACTAGTTCAAGAGAACTTAGACCGAGCAAAACCTACTTAATCTTTTGAGGAGAACAAAATGAATAAACGACTCAATTTAAAGAATATTGTTGCTAGCCTCTTGTTGGCGGCGGCATTTGTTTGCGTCCCTGTTGCTCACGCTTCCCTCACCCCAAGTGCTGATGGGAAAACGATCTACGACAGCGATCTCAATCTCGCTTGGCTTGCTGACGCTAATTACTCCCAAACTTCTGGCTACCATTCCAGTGGAAACATGAACTGGGATGATGCGGCCAATAACTGGGCTGCCAATCTTACTTTTGGTGGCAATAGCAATTGGCGTTTGCCAACTGTTAATGAAATGTAGGAGCTGCGTCATGATTTGGGGGGCGCCACGAATAGTTTGGCCTTCGACCACAACTCAAACTACAATCTATTCAGTAATCTTCCTTTTGCGTTCTGTTCTAATGCGACCTTCTGGACCAGCACAATAGATCCGAGCGATACGACAAAAGCCACTGCTTATCAGCTAAATTCAGGCGTACCATCCTTAGTAGCCCTAGATACCGGACTCCGAGCGATGGCTGTATCTTCCGTCCCCGAACCCGAAACCTACGCTATGCTGCTGGCCGGGCTTGGCCTTGTTGGCTTTATTGCGCGTCATAGAAAGCAAATCTCTTAAAAGCAGTTTGCTATAGGGATACTTGCCCGGGGTGAGTTGTCCACTACCGGGCTTTTGTGTGTCAAATCTAGTACAAAAATGGCAAGACTCTGCCAGAAGCCCTGCAATGGATTTAAATTAAGGGGCGGCTACCTTCTCGTATTGCCGAGGCGGAAATAAATTAGCATATCCCACCAGGTTCTATTGAATCCCACTCAAGAGCGGCACCAGGCGACCTTACTGATTATCACGAGTAAGTTCTCTGCTGAGCTGGATGACTAGCGAAAAAGGGTGCCACAGCAATAAATAACTACACGGTTCGAAGGGTAGAAGTAAAGAAGAGGGGAGATGCAGACGCTTGCACTGGCGGAAAAGTTGCTTCTTATTCAGGTGTACATTAATGCGGTAGCGGCATAATTGAGGGAATATTTTCGGGCTGAAACGTTTTTATATGATTCAAATATTCCGGTGGTGTGTCTGCCCTACCCGAGGAGATTTTCGTGAACTACGGTAGGCGACACTATCAATTTTTTTGCATCAGCAATAGCTAATACGGCCTCATCATGGAAATCGTCGGGATGTTTAAATGAGCCTTTATTACGCTAATAATAACCGTTAATTAGACTCGGATAAGTACTTAGATTCACTCTAACCTCACCATAGATTCGTCGGGTCCACTTTCGGCCGGAATCATATTATTTTTGTATAGCCAGAACTCCTCGGAATAAAGGTCAGAATATTGTCAGACCCAGCGCTTACTACTCGGTGGAGGTTGCTCAAACTTGAGCGTCTCTTTTGATGCGATATCCGGCGGAAGTCCCTTATACAGCTCCGCATATCTAATATTCACTTCGTTATAATTTTGCCATCTTTTATGATCATTGGTCTGTTCAAGTTGGGCATATGTAAAGCCCATTCCAACAATAGCCACAATGACAGCTAAGAACGTTCCTATTCCGCAACGACCCTGCCGTACCGTTGTATAGAAATAAACATTTATGCTTTTTTCATAAAAATAGCGGCCGTCGTCTGCTTCGCTTGCTTAAACACGTCATCGTTATCACTAGGAATAAAAGGAGCATGATACCTAAACCGGGCTTCAGTTATTTTTCCTTTTGATTTTGTGCTATAAAAAATTGCTGTCTGTTTTTTAGAGATCACCCAAGGTAAGGGAAGTTGTTTCTTCCGTTAAGGAATGCCTAGTGGTCCCATTCTGCTCTTGAATTTGTCACTTTTATATTGAGGGGATTTTGTCATGAGACATCTACGAGCAACTTTTGCAGCAAGCAGCTTGGCGCTTTTTCTGAGTTTCCCGGTAATTGCCCACGAGCATCACACGGCGCAGGCGA